GGATCTAGCAGAGCAGATTTTGTATTTTCCCAGTTCTCTGTAATAGTTTTGTCTGTCATGTTTAACTCCTTAGACCTGCTAGTCGTTTAATATTAACGATATCATTATTTTCGTCATTGTTAATTGCTTCAGCTCTATCACCAGTGTGCTCTGTAATTACTACAGTGTCTGATTTCTCAGATGTTGTAGTTTCATTTAACACTGCTGGTAGATATTTTTCAAACTGCTTTTTTAAATTACCAGTCTGTACTGACTCAAGTAACTCTGACATTACTTGACGCTTATCTTTTGACAATGGTGAAATAAGTTCATTAAGAGTTTTTTCTCTAACAATCTTATCTTCTGCTATTTTAAGCTTCGTTGCCATTGTTTCTATTTCAGCATCTTTCTCAGCTAGGCTACCTTCCATTTTATTGGTTTTTTCCTGCTGATCAGTAAGTTGAGTGTTCAACTTACGAATTTCCCCACCTTCGTTGAGGTAAGAACTCATGTATTCACCTGCAAACGCCTCAAATACTTTTCTACCAAAGTTGTTTTCTTTTGCAACTTTAATATCTTCTTTTAATGTATTGAGCTCGTTCTTAAGTGTTGAAGTAACTGCGTTCTCTACAAGACCTGCCGCTCTCTTGATGAAAGCTGATTTAGAATCTTCAATAATTTTCTTACCTTCTGATACTAATTGTACTTTCTTTTCAACGAGATCTTTTTTGTCTTGTTCAAATTCAGTTAACTCTTTGGAGAGTTGTCTGACTACAAACTCTTCTAAGTTTGTAAATTGACCTTTGAGTGCGTCTCTGTCGCCATGTAACTCTTGTACTTCTTGTACTAGAATATCATTAACGAATTTAGTCAACATACCTGAATGTTCGCTCATCTTCTTCTTGTATTCTACTCTTTCTGCAACAAGTTTTTGCTTGTCTTCTGCAAATTCACCAACTTCTTTTTTCAAAGTGTCAGTAATCATGCCATCCATAGCTTCTACAATTTGAGATTTGTCATTTTCATAACGTTGTGCGAACTCTTCACGTAGTTCTGCAGAGATTTCCTCACGAGCCTCAGACAGCTTTTTCTCCCACGCTTCCTGAACTTGAGTTTTTACTTCTTCAGAAAGTGCTTCGGATCCAAAAATTTCTGTAATGTTTGCCATCTGAATCTCCTTATTTTAATCTTAGCTCTGTTATTATTTTCGTAATCTCGTTAGCAAAATGTTTTTCTGCTTTACGATCATACATCGCATCACGACTAAGACCTAATAGACCCATGCCGCCATGCATATTTAGTAAGCCTTCGTATATGGCTTTCGGATATGCATCAGGAGCCGAAGGCTGAGCAACAATATCAACAGTGACGATTTCAAAGTCTGCGACTTTACCATCATTGCCTACGTTACCTGCGCCTCTTGAACTTACTCCTAATTTACATCCTGAATCCAGCAAAGTTGAAACTATCTTTCCCATTGGTGTGGGCATAACTTTTAGTTTTCCGTAGCCATCTGGTCCATCCATCCACATAGATTCAATCATATGAGAGACCCTATCAATGTTTATTTGTAAACCTTGAGGATGATCAGCTTCACCCATTACTGAGTAACCTGATTTTAGTCTTTCATTAATTGTTCCTACTGCTTTTTGAATTTGATCAACCGGATATACACGTTTATTTTCGTTGACTACTCCACCTTGAATAAAAACACCTTCCATATAATGGTGTTTATTCTCATCTTTGCCTTCATGTATAACTTTGATCTTTGCTTGATCGTAAGTTAAACTTTCTGTTAGTGGACGAAAACTCATTTGCTATTTCTCCTATTGAGTAATTACTTACTCGCTACTGGTGATTTAGCTGATGAGTCTGAACCGTCTGCGTGTTCTGGCTTTACTTCTGACATGCTTGGTTCTGTTGTAGCACCCATGCTTGCCGGTTTTGGAGCCGCTCCACCTTTTTCATCACCACTTGCTGTTTTAACTGGTGCCGCACCGTTGGCATTTTCCTTTGGTGCACCCGCTACAGGTGATTTACCAGAATCTGAACCGTCTTTGTGATCTACATTGACTGCTTTTAGCTCAGCTTCTTCTAATGGTTGTTCTGTAGATTCCTCTGCAGGCATTTCCATTTCGCCTTCGCCTTCAGCTTCTTCTTCATCTTCTGCTTCTGGTTCGTCGTCTTTATGACCAACTAATTCGTTAAACTTTGCTTTAAGATCTTCAAGTGCATCTTCGATATCTTCGACTTCTTTCTTCATGTCGTCCATTTCTTCTTCATGCTCTTCTTCTTTTTCTTCAGCATCGTCGTCTTCTTCGTTAGTTTGTTCATAATCGATCTCTTCTGCATCTTCTTCAGCTTTTGTTTTTAGCTGTGCTTTAAGATCTTCTTCTTGATCACCAGTACCACCTACAGTTTCTTCAACTTCTTCAGTTGCTTCTTCGTCTTTTGACTCAGTTGCTTCATCTGATGCTTCTTCTACTGCTTCTTCTTTGGTATCTTCTTCTGATGATTCTTCAACTTCTTTTTCTGTTACTGTGTCAGCTTCTTGTGAATTAACGATATCTTCGTGAATTTCTCTAGCTTTTTCTACGATAACATCGTGTAAAAGCTCTTGAGCTTTGTCTTGTTCGCCGTTCACTAGAAACTCTAACACTTGCTCTAGTTTTGAACTCATTTGTGACATTGTGTAATCTCCTTATACGATTTCTCGCGAATAATCATATTATTATAGCTTTATTTACAAAATAATGAAATAAACCCGGGAATTCGGGTAGAATTCGGGTGATTTTTTTAAGATTTTCAAAAAAGTATGTTTTAATGGAACTAGTTTATGCTACTTCCACTGGTGCCCCATACATTTTTGCAACAAATTCTTCATTCTCTTCTTGATCTTTCTTTCTAATCTCTCTAACTTTTCTTAGTTTATTGAGATGACGTAAAGTCAAGCGAGTTTTTCTAGAACTTCCAATGTCAGCTCTGTGATAATCGTCTTGACTTGGAAAATATGCTTCTTTTAATTCGTTGTATCTCATAGCACTTGTATTTATAAAACTTAGGTTTTTTTCTTAATTAAGAAAGTATTTTTATAATTTGATAACTTGTAATTTTGTATAATTTTAAAATTTTTAGTATTTGACATATAATCTGTTATTACTCTGTCAGTTGCTTGTTTTGTATTTGTTTCTATTAAACAATAGTTATACCTTAAATTGTCTAAATTAATATTGATTTCTTCTCCTTCAATGTCAATTAATAATATATCACATTCTGGTAATACGTTATAATGTATATTTGGTACACGTTGAAAAAAAGATTTGGTTTTAGTTTTAGATATTCTTGAAGATAAAAGGTCTTGCACATTACTATATACAAATTTGCGTTTGTATGAAGTTACTGCTGAATGTATAAATTCACAATTATTTAAATTTAACTTTGACTTTAAATTGTTTGCAATTTTAATTGCTGTTTGATCACAATCATAACCTTTCCAATATTTTATGTCAAACTTACCAAATAAAAATTCAGCAACTGCTAAAAATCCAAAACTACAACCAAGCTCAATTACTTTTAATTTTTTATTAACTGCTAATCCTTTAAGCCATTCAGAAATTTCAGGTTTTTCAATCCTGCGTTTTAACATTTGTGTATGTGTGGAAGATATAGTTGCGTTTTGTTTTTTAATTTGTTCTGTTATTAAATTAAAAATTGAAGATTGATTTAAATTACTCACCTTCAGTGCCACCTGGAGTTTCTGCTCCAGAGATAGGCGACTCTTCACCACCGGGTGCTTCTTGATCACTTGGTGGTTCTGGTGTAAAACCTGATGACGGCATAGGAGCCGCTCCTACTGAGCCAAGGCCTTCAGATTGTCCAGCTTCACCTGGCATTGAACCTTTGTTTTCTTCTGCCCACAGTTTTTCATTTTCGTAAATTTCTTCTTCAGTTAATTTTAAGAAACGTTTTAATGTGAAACGTTTGCTTAGATGTGGAATTTGATTTACCTGATTCCAAATTTGTACTTGCTGTGAATCAAGTTCAATTTGTCTATACTTGCCAAAGTTTTGTGGTTCGTTAAATTGTAGTTCAAATGATCCTGAATCAATCTCAATACCTCTGTGTTTTAAAAACATTTTAAATTCATGGTCAACAGCTGGTTGTAAAAACGTTTGTAATCTTTTACAAAATTTAGTAAATCTATATTCTTGAATGTAAGCAGTACCTACTCTACCATCTGTAAAAGCAGTTTGGGGATCATTTGGTGAACTTGGCATGTACGCACTAGGTATTCTTAAGCCTTTCATTAGCTTGTCATTGAAATATCTCAAATCATCTATTTCACCTAAGTTAGTACCACCTGGTAATGTTTCAACTTTTGATCCTCTACCTTCAGCCGTTTGTGCAAAGAAATAATCTTCAATCATTGACAGAGGATTATATGTTGCATCCATAATATTTGTACCACCACCTGTCTGTGATGGAATACGTCTTTGATGTATTTCGTTTTTTACTCTTTCAATAAAGCCCATTGCTTTTGATGTTGGCATGTTTCCTACATCAATGTAAAATACTCTACGTTCAGGTGCTCTTTGAACTCTATAAATTATGATTGCATCTTCTAGTAATTCTTTTTGTTTGTAAGTTTTAAAGATTGGTTCTAATATTGATAATCCAAATGGCCAATATCGGTCCATGCCTTCTGTCATACTTAAATGTATAACATGTGAAGCGTCTATTGGATAGACTGTTGCATCTCTTTGAAATCTTGAACCATAACCTCCAGGTACATTTGTTGTTGTTTGACCTCTTGGTGAATATGCTCTGTTAGATCCCATACCTCCTACTGGAAAAGGTGTTGAAGATGTTTGACCTAGTTGTGTATTAAATTTAGAATATGAATCTGATGTTAAGTTTAAATTTTTAATATTTAGATCTAAGTTTCTTATAAAATATGCTTCTGGCTTTTTACCTTTGCCTTCATTGACAACAATCTTGTCAACAAAACCTGGGTCTACCCAGTACCATTTATAAGTTTCTGGATCACGTACAAACATTTGATCACCATACTTGATCGTGTTTCTAAACATTTTGAAACAACGTTTGTTCCAGTCATTAATTTTATTCCATTGCTGTAATGCTTGACTTAATATATGAGTTTCAGTATCTGTAGGATCGTTTTTGTAAAAAATACTCCACGGTGATTGTGTTTTTTCATCTACTTGAGTACAGAACTCTGCGATAGTATCTAGTGCTGAATTGATTTCAGTGTCTAGATCCATCATATCATATTGATAATATCTTTCAATTCTGTTTGGTTGTCCGGCATAAACTTCAGGCAACCATGTGTTGTATCTTGCGTGTCCAGTATTGCCAGTGTTTTGCGAAGGCACTGAACCCATTGGACTCTTTAAGCCTTGTGCGGTATCGTATTCTTTAAAGTATTTTTTCCAGCTCATATTTTTATTTATTGCAATCTAATTTTTAAATACTAACAGAAACACACCAGCATGTCAACCTTATTAATTAGGTCCTCAATGCTCTATGTTCTTCCAAAGTCATTTTGCCGTACAATTGACTGTTTGCTGTAGAATTGTTGATTTTGTTTAATAGATCAATCTTT